AAGCAATAAAAGAACAGCCATTGGTTGCAAAAGCATTTGGTCAATTAAAAGACCGCTTTGCCAAATTTAAAAAGACAGCGGTTCAAGAACTGGATGCTTCAAAAGAAAGGCAATTAACAGCCTTAAAAAATATAGAGGGACTCGCTGGTGATTTGAATGCAAAAGACTTCGTAGAAAAATACATCTTTTCCGGCGAGGGCGGTGGCGTTGAGATGCTAAAAGAAGCAGTTCAAAAAACTGCCATAGCCTCTGGAAAAGACCCTGCAGAAGCAGTATCTGAGTTTCAAAAGATAATTAGCATATACACCATTCAGGGTGTTTACGAACTGGCAGGTGTGCAGGCTGTAGGTGGTAAAGTAATCAGAGGTGCAGGAGATGAAGGCCGTTTAGTAGCTAAACAAATACAGTCTCCTGAAAAAGCACTGATGGCTTTGGATAACGATGCAACCCGAAGAGCGGTAGAGAGTGCAATAGGAGAGGACGCTACTCTATTCCTAGTTGATATGCTGAGAGTTATGAACGAAAGCACCCACGTTGTTAGGGCAGCTACTCAAACTAATGATTACAAGGGAATTAGTGAAGCAGGTGTGGTTAGTAGATTGTGGAATGGTATCAAGGGATTTGTTAGCCCCGTGTACATCGCTACAGAATACATGTTAACTGCAGCAAAGGCGGGACGCATCAGCCTAATGAAACTCGCTGTTCAAGATAATGAAGCAGCCATAATTCTACACAAGATGATTTCAAACCCTAATCTAATGACTACGCAGGAATTTAATAAATTTGAACAGATTGCTGAGAACTACGTGTTCACTGAGCTAGCTATGCAAGGTCAGGAATTAATTCTTACAGATGAAGAAATGCCTGTTGTTACAGCAGTAAAGACTATGGGACCTAAAGTTCTAAAAAATGTTAAAGAGGGCAGTTTAGAAGCTGTGTCAAAATTACAGGGAGTTATAAATGAGCAAGAAAACTAAATTTGGTATGCTTAGTGTAAGGGCAGGAATGGATAACAACCCCGCCCCAACACAAGCAGATAGAATAGCAGGAGCTAAAATGGACAAGAAAGCATATGGTGGTAAAGCCATGCGTAAGAACTACGCCTACGGCTCAATGGTTCGCAGCCCCATGAACCCGGACGCAAACATGAACCCACAGATGAACCCCATGATGCCTCGCGCACAGGGAACAAAACCTACAGCTATGTCAGCCCCGACACCCATGACTAACAAGATGGAAGGCATGATGTACGGGGGCAAGAATAAAAAGAAGATGTAGGCTATATATACCTACTAGACTTGTTCAAGACCTCATCTCCCATAGACCTCAAGTACCTAAGAAGACTTGCTATCTTAAACGTTCCCTCGTAAGATGGCAGGTCTTTTTCCATTAGGCGAACAAACTGGTCGGCGTTCACGCAGTCCATGTCTAGTTCGACACTGCCCCTGTCATTTAGTTTTGCTGTTAGGGTAAACAGGTCAGCCTTGGGGTGCTTGTTGCTCATCTTTATATGCCTTAATTACATCAGAAGAAAATAACTTCTGTAAGTTCAAGAGATACATCCGTGAAGCGTTGTTGTCACCGCCGCTCACGGATTTTTTGTAGTCGAGGTTGTCTATGATTCGTTTCAAGGATGGCACATCGAACACAAGGGTTGCAAAAGTCTCATCCCCTATGCAGAGGTTGTGGAACCAGTAGTCTGCTTCTGTGGCGTTGATACCACTAGGCTTGCCGTAGGACTCATACTCAATGGCTATGTTACCTGTCTTCACCCACATGCCTCGTTCAGACTTTACTTCTATCTTTTTATCTGTGAGCATGTCAGCGACCCGCTGTTCGCGAACCTTACCATAGGACAGGTCGAGGTCGAACTTCTTGCGGTCACATACTGCTGGTTCCATGTCACTCATTGTCTTCATCCTTTTCTGGATTAGGATAGTATACTTCAACCCACGACTTACACTCAGGACACTCTAAACAGGTGAGTATAGTATATCTATCATCTGTCAGTTCATCCGCATCGTGGTCGCCAACCCATCTTAGCTCTGCTTTACAGTGCCAGCACCTCATGCTGCTGTCAAGTCTACAACTTCACAGACACCTGACGAACAGGCTAACTCCTGCGAACCACTGGTGTTATCTTCTTTTTCAAACTCTGCTAAGTTATTCCAGTCAATGTGTACTACTTCCATACGCTGCTTCCACTCAAGGTATTCATCAGGTTCTATGTCCTGATAGGGTGCCTGCTGATACGTATGGTCACTGTGAGGTAGAAATGATACACCAGAAGCTACATCAAAGTTCTCGTATACCCATGCACCAACTTCCATCCACTCGTGTTCCTTGACAGTTACAGTGATGGATGGCTTGTGTTCACACCAATGTATAGCATAGGTTTTCCACAATTCCAATTGTTCGAGGGCCGACATTTGTGTTCTTGTAACGGCACCCTTGGGTGACTTCATAGGAAAACTAAATACAGTAACACTGTCAGGCTTACCCATGTCTCTTTCCGACGGCACACCGCTATTGATAAGGAACTTTGTCAACGGGTCTTTGTTATCGCCGCGAACTGTTCTGATAAAGTGGTCGTTGTGTCTCGCATGTATCCCGCTGGCTGCGTCCACCAGTTGAGACACAGTACCCGACGGCTTTACACAGGTGATTGCACTGCTCACTGGGATTCCAAGCATGTTCGCAAACTCCCGGTTCGTATCTACTGCGACGAGTCGCATTTCTTCTAGCCAACGCTTGCTGTCTACATTTTTGGATAAAACGGGATGGTCCATGATACCAGTCAAGGACACACCTAACAAACGCTCTTCCTCTGTGTTGTCTTTCCATACCTTCCTCAAGTATTTAAAATCAGTCAGGGTAGACTGTATAGTTCCAAGAATGGTAGCTAGCCTAACCTTTTGTTTCAACGTTTTAAGAGTATCATTTTCCCGAACCACACACTCTGACAGGTTGCAAAATTGGTATGGGCGTAAGATTATCTCACTGCAAGGGTTCGTACCCCACATGTGTCCTGTCTCTCGTCTGCCATTACGAGCCACCTGTTTGTCAGCAGCCTCACGATTGAACATACCCCGCTCACCAGACTTACTATCATATAGGGCAAGCCACTCACGCATAAACGTACCCATCTCAGGCTTGCTCTTGTAAGCAACAGAGTTGTTCGCCAAGGCACGTTGTCCATTACGATAGATTTGTTTGTCGGGTTCATCCCACCACTCTCCAGCTTTGGCGTGGCGCATCTGGTCATCATTAAGATTAGATAGGCTAATCAGGGCTGACCTGCGAACACCACCTACAACGACTACCTCACCTACCTTACACATGAGGTCGTGGCACTCAATAGGAAATAGTCTGCGTCCTGCTGCCTTCTTAAATATATTTACACTGAAATTAAATAGGTCAACAAGGGGCTTGGGTCCACTCGCTCTTCCCCCCATGATTTTTAATTTTGAACCTGCAGGACGAATATCAGAAACATCCCAAGAAGGTATCTGCCCTGCGTACAATAACGCAATTAGTTCGCGGTAAGCTTTTGCCCATCCCGGCTTGCTATCAGCTATTTTAATTACTGTGTCAGATTCACTAAAGTTATCTGAAACAACTGGTAACTTGTCCACATTCTCACGCTCAACACTAAACCCAACACCAGTGCCGCACATCAATATGTACATACATTCATCAAATGAACGAGGACTATCAACTGGTATGTAACTACAATTATATCCGCATATATTATCACGGGACAAAGCAGGGCCTGAAGTCATCATAGCTCTCATAGATGGCATAACGCTGAGATTCAGGATAGCATCTTCTAATTCATCTTTTAGTGAATCTGGTAAGATATAACCATGTTTATCGCGCACATAATTATCCATAAAGCTAATATATCTGGATACAGTTTCATCCCAATTCTCCCGTCTTTCTTCACCATCAATCCAACGAGAATAGCGTGACTTGTGAATAAATTGCTGGTACACAGTAGGCAGTTGGTTGTTCATTTAGCTTCTCCTTGAATGCTTATTAATTTATCTAAATACCACTTGGCTTTGTTTAAGTCTTCAATACCATTCTTGTAACGGTATCTCCACAGATATTTCATTATGTTTCCCTGCAGATAATATTCGAACCCATCTAGGGTTGCTGCTTGTATAGCGTCTATACATTCTATTCCAGAACTGTTGTAGTGTGGGGGGCTGTTAACCATGTCCACAACAACATTACCATAAGCTTCTTTGCCTGCTCTTTCGTTCTCTTCTGCAAGCTTCTGTTTCATGTACGCTTCATGTCTCTTCATTGTTTTTTTCCAAAATCTACCTTAACAACATTTTCTTCCTTGGAAAGTACCTTAGGTTTATCTGCACTGTCAACCTCATCCATAATAGAGTCAGCCATATCATAAAAGGCTATACGTGCCATGCCTGCTTTCATAACCCTATCAAAATCATTTTGCAGCAACTCCATCAATCCCTGCTGGGCTACGAACCCTGCATCCATGAAGTCATCATCGTTATCTTCGAGCATGGTGGTTGTATCGTAGGCAGTCATGTTGAATGTCTCATCATCAACTCTGCTCATTATAATGTACCACCTCTCAGGCAGTAAACTTGCCTTTTCAAATTCTCTTTCATCAGCCATTTGTAATCCAATCTTGGGGTATGTTACCTTCAGCCCACGGGAAACTGTAGCGGTTCGCCCAGTCAGCGTAGGTTGTTTTACTACCCCTGTAAATTTTGTTACTGGCTCGTAGGAACACGAACCGGATATCTAAATCTGGATGCTGTTGCTTGATAAGCTGCATCTTTACTCTGTCACCTTTATCTAGGTGGCCTTTTGCTTCCACATATATGTCCGTCTGAGGCAGGTAAAAATCAGGTGTGTAGGTACGTACCTTGGGTATGTATTCAAACTTGTGCTTCTCATATTCAAAAGGTACATCACGGTTTGCAAGAGACTTAGCTATGTTAATCTCGAACGCAGACCTATATTTAGTGCCTCTCATAATCCTTGCAACGGAAATCCCGCCTTCATTCCGTCTAGCCTTTTCAACAGATATTGTCCTACTTTTGGGGAACGTTTTTCTAGCAGTGCCATCTCTTCTGATAATAGAAGTGTCGGAAGGCATACAAGAACTCCTTGTCTAAGATGATGTATAATGATTTGAAACTCCTCTTCTATGAGTTTAATGTCTCGTACTTGACTCTCCCAAGACAAGGCTCCCCCTGCTGAAAAGTTATTACGCATAGTGAGAGGCAGGGATGTCTCCATCCTGCGAACATCAACAGTAGCGGGACCACCCCCTCGCTTCTCATGGGACTCCACAAACACACAACGCATTTCTGGATTCAAGTCAAAGAGTTCGAGGGGGTAGCCCCGTGTATATAAAATAGGCATAGCTAGGCAACATCTTTTACATGCTTGGTGTACCAAGTGTACGGCTTGAACTTCGCCTTGGATGTTGCTTTAGGAGCGTGGACTGCATTCTTCCAACACATTGTTTTGAAAGAACAAAATGTACATGTCTTGGGCATGAGTCGGTTACCCGTCTCCACCTTCTGACCATCCACAGTGTGCATCTCTGGTGTTGACTGAAAGGGGACCTTGAAGGGTGCGTCATTCGTAATAGCTTCAACACGCCTGTTCGCATCTTCTAAATAGGCTTTCCGGTCTTCACTCTGTTCGCGGGGTGCTTCTACAAAATCCCATTCACCATTGGATTTGTTTATTACAATCCACCCACCGAACCGCTTACCCTCTGCTTCTCCATACAAATGTCCCTGCATGATGTATCCAAAGGGGTCATCTTCCTTGATGACATCGTAACCACCTCTGCCAGAAAATTTGTTATCATACGACCACGGGCTTGCAGTCTTGATATCCCACACCTCTTCTTCACCGTCAACATCAAGAATCAAGTCTAAGGTTCCACTGATGTTTTCACCAGCGAGTTCGAGGGAACACTTTTTCTGTTCGTCCACAACGTTCAAGCCAGCGGCTTTCATAACCAAGATTGCAAAGGCTTCCAACAGGTCCCCCGTTGCGAACCTGACTATATCATTGTAGGCAACATCCTGTTTGTGTCCCTGCTTCTCCAATTGTTGTTGACATAAGGGACGACCCACACCTGACATACGGATGCGGTACTCACCACGATTAGAAAACTGTTTACGCATAGCTGCCTTACAGTCTTCCCCGAACTGTTCTATTAAAGGTTCAAGGCGAGAGGAGTCTATCTCCCCCCGCCCTGCTTTTTGTAGAAAGTCCTGTATTTCTACAAGCGGAAGCATATTATCCAGCCAGACGTTGTTCTAAGTCGATATCGGCTGGGTTAGACATTGCTTTCTGTGCTTGCTTATACTCTTCGAACACTGACTCGTTATGAGCCACAACAGTTTCGCCAAACTTCTTCATCAGTTCTTTGTCACTGTCAGTGATGCTGACTTCCTTTACTAAGGATAGCTTTGGAGTCCAGTACACCACACCGCCGTTCTTTTGCTTTTCAGTGGTAAAGTTAATCACCGCCTTCTGCATCATTATCTTACGGTCAGTAAGCTGCTTTTGAATGAAGTCGCTAACAGGACGGAAACCAGAACGCTTGAAGTATGCAACGAACGGCATGGATTCGATTGGAGTCTCAACTCCTTGGGCATCCTGTGCCTTGGGTGCATCCATTATTCCATAGATAACCTGATTACAGTTTACCGAACGACTCAACAAAACCTGCGGGTCATCAGGACTCAGGGCTTCTTCCTCTTGCTTGGACAACCGCCCACACTTATTACCACCTAGGGTATCTGGGAACTCGCCACCTAGCTTATTCTTCTGAACAGACTTACAAGAGAAACGTCCCTCTTCTTGGTCCCATACAGACCACTCAAAGGTTCGCAGGAGAGGCCGTATCTGCACATCGTCAGCATAGACAACACCAGAACCATTCCAGATACGCCATGCTCCCCGTGGAAGCAAGGTACCATCATCAGTCTCAGTCTCATAATTAATAGTCAAGCGAGGTAAACCCATCTTAGGTTTGCTATCGCCATCAGCCTGCCCACTCATTTCCATGAGTGCTTTTTCGTTGCCCTCATCAAAAGCAGTGAGAAAGTTATTCAAGTCGTCATTTATCATTTCAATTTCATTTCCCATGAGTAATTCTCCTAGCTGGGATTTCATACGTAAAAGGATTATACAGTAAGTACCTCTTCCAAGTCAAGCCAGTTTTTTCCTATCTTTAATTCGATACCAACTGGCATGTTGTATTCGACACCATACCTTTCCTTTGATTCCATAGGGATAGCTAACATACACTCTGCCATTACGTCAATACATTGTTTTTCTTCGCCGGGGTATACATCCATGACTATAGAGTCGTGAACCGTGTTGCAGATAACAGACTTCATACCTGCCTCTCGCACCTTTCTTTCCAACAAAATCAAAGACATGGGTAGTAGGTCAGCGGTTGCAAAACCCTGAACAGGATAGTTGCATATTGCGGTGCGGTCAGTAGCCGTACCCCAATCAGTCCAACGTGCCTGTGGGAAAGCATACTGTCTACCTGATGGCAGTCGAATGTGCTTCTTCATAACAGCGTGTTTTTGCAACTCCTCATGCCATTTTGTAACGCCGTTATACTTTTCTTTGAAAGCGTTGTAATAGCGTTTCTGGTCTTCCGTACCAGACACCCCGCCGTAGAGCGGCTTGAAGGTATGGGCCTTGGCATCCTGTCTGGAGCATCCAATAACACTGGCAGTATAATTGTGAACATCTGTACCTATCTCCACATCATGTTTGATACCCTCATCATTTGCGAGGAAACCCGCCACCCTAAATTCTAGTTGGGCATAGTCCCCTTCCAATATCGAACCACCCTCGAACCTGCTTTCAACAGCCCGTCGTATAATGAAGGTAGAGCCTCGTGGCATATTCTGAAAGTTAGGATTGCGGCTCGAAAGGCGACCCGTCGCTGTAACACACTGCATAAATTCTGTGTGTATAAAACCTTCGCTATCCATGTTGTTCTCCATCCCCTCAACAAACGAACGAAGGTAGGTTCGAACCGCACTGTAACGTATATAAGCTTCTGCAAACTCACGGGCTTCTCCTCGCAGGGATGTAAACATACTCTCTAGGGTTTCTTTGTCAGTCTTGAATCCGGCAGCAGCAACATCGTAGGGGTCACGAGGAACTAACTTGAAGCCTGCAACCTGACCTGTTGATTTATAGCGCACACCTGTCCCCTCACAGGCTTTACATATTCTGATGGCCTTACCTAGCGTACCGTCCTTCTTACGCGCTGTATAGCGTCCCTTGCCCCCGCAATCGGTACATTGACTTCCGACTGTCTTGTACAACACGGTTGTCTCGTTGACAACGTGACGTTTGAAGTCCGACTTCTTCATACGGGTTCGTCGCTTGGGCTTCTTACCCGCTCCTCGAACCTCATGTCCTAGATTGAAGATGCCAGCCCACTTACTCTTGTTCTTTACCTTGCAGGAGTAGAACAGCTTGGAGCGGTCATCTGGACTGTCTAAGTTTATAGGTGTGTCACCCATAGCATATGCAGCAAGTTCTTCGAGTCGGCGTTCTAGGGTGAACAGTTCATCCTCGTACTCACGCCGGATGTCAGCGAGAGTGGTCTTGTTTATCTTGATGCCGTTCCGTTCTATACGGGACAGCGTGTCCGTCATCTCAAGCGACAGACGCAAAGTGGGCAAGAGTGTTTGGTTGTTCATTGAATAGTTCCTCAAATGTAGTGCCAAAGGCTTCGAGTTGTGCAAGGGCTACTTGCTCTGTGGAAATGACATCTGCCTTTCCATATGTTTCAATTATGTCCCACGGTATGTCATAAAATGTCTTACCCTCTTTGAGATACGATGCCACAAGGTCCTTCTCCTTTTGCACATCACTATACTTTTCTGCAAGAGCAGCAAGTGAAAGAGGCCACCTTTGGGAACGGGCAAGAATATATTCTGCAACCATTGTATCATAGACATGTCCTTCGTAAGTGAACCCGCACTCGCGAATCCACGATAAATCAAACTTTATGTTTTGTCCCACAACCACATCAGCCTTGTCAAGAGCCGCCTGAAACAACTCAAATGCAAAGTCGTGTGGTTCGCGAACACTGTGGTAGTAGCACTGATACTGAACGTATGGCTCACCTAACCACTTAAAACCTAGGGAAACCAGAGAGTTACCGAAGTACGGCAGTGCTGTTGTTGAACCATTTGCCTTGGGCTTGTGAGTAGTCTCCACATCAAAAGTAAGCACCTTCATTTGTTTTCTCCAAATGTGTGTATCATGTGACAGTTCGCGCAGAGAACCCTACACTTCCTAACCTCATCCATCAAACGTTTTAGTTTCAAGGTTACCATGTTAGATACATCTCTAACCTTTAGGGATGGGTCTAGGTGGTCAAACTGTAGAGCCGCTGCATGTTCCTTGTAACCACACAAACTGCACCCCTTTGATGTTTTGTATATGTTCAACCAACGTCGTCGTATTTTTTTGATACGTATTTTGTTATCGTAGTTTCTTTTTTTAGCGGCATAAAACTTATCCGGGCTTCTCCAGTCCTGATGTTTACCTGTCATACCCCAGAACACCATACCGTCTTCTCTAATATCTCCATGCTTGGGCATCAGTAGTACACCCCCCTCTGAATATCTATGTGGCTGTTGAACATACCGTGCCATCCATTCAGCTTGTTCTTGGATATGCAAATGTGCCGTGTGGTGTTCTCTTCCTCTGATGTACCCGTCTTACCTATACCAATGATAACATCTGCCTCACCAGCCTTACCAGTTCGCGAACCATCTAGCATGGCATAGTCGATGAACTGCCTGTCGTGGGCTTCAAAGCTTGCCTGACTAACAGACCACACAAGGAGTTTATTACGCTTGGCAATCTCACGAGCCAAGACGTAGGTTTCCTTGAGGCGTTCATCACCACGGTTGAACTCACCGTTCACCCTGAACTTATCTAGCTGGTCACAGAACATGACATCAGGTTCGTTTAGTTGAGCGTAGTCGTTTAGTTCATCCATAGATGTACCCACCGAATCCATCACGGTCAGGTAGGGTTCTATCTCTTCTAGGCACCTAGGCAACAGAGCCTCTGCACCCGCATTCATCTCATCGTATGTCATACCAAAGTAACTCTGTATGATACGCAGCTTTATCTTTTCTGCAGGTTCCTCGTTAGCCCAGTACACAACCCTTTGTTTTTGTTTAACATAACTGGCTGCTATGAAAGCACAGAAGGTAGTCTTACCAACTTCGGGACGGGCAAATATTATACCTAAGTTACCTCTGTCCATTCCCGGCAGGTTTTCCTGTAGCAAGTCCCAACTAAAAGGGAAGTCAGGCGCACCCGTACCCTCTTCTAGTAGCTGGGTAAAGTCCTTGGATACCTCGCTATATGTAGTCTTGTCGGACATACGCCCATCCTCGACCATGTCAATCAGGGTCTTGAGTTCGCCAAAGTGTTCGGACTCGCCCGTAAAGATAGCGATGGCTTTCTCACCAATCTGCCTAGCCCTGTCCCGAACCCAGAAATTCTTTACAACATCCAGTTCGAGGGACATGTCAGGAGATATGTGCGTGGGTAGACTTCCTATTATGTCATACAGTTCGAACACCGCACTCTTAGGCATTGCCGGATTACGGTCATTGACTAAAGCAGATAGCTGATTAGGGTGTATGTCTATGTCGTAGCTCTTGTGTCCGTAAGTGATAGTGTCGAACAGCGTTGCATAACGCCCCTCGAACATATCACGACTGACAATATTCTTTACCTTACCATAGAAGTCTTTGTTTAGTATAAACCCAAGAACCTGTAGTTCAAGGGATATATCTTTCGAAGGTTCGTTTTCGTTCATCATCTGTCATATCTTTCACATCTTTGTTTAAAACAACTAAACTTGTTGGCCTGATGGCCTGTAGTCTGCGAACCAAATCTAATGCTTTCTTGGTTGCATCCTTGTCTAAGGCTACAAGAAGCCTATCATATTTTCTTAAATAGGGCAAGTGACTGTCCTGTAAGTTAGTTCCTAGCAGAGCTACTCCCGACAAAGTATCTGAAACAGAACAAGCACTAGCGCAATCTTCCAAAATAACTCCCACCCGCTGGGAACCACAGACAAAAGGTAATGCAGATTTTCCATATCTCCACCATTTAGGTTTGATGTTATCTAAACTACGACCCGCCGCATCAACCACCTGTCTGCCATCCTTTATCAGGTAGACAACACGGTTCATACGAAAGTCATAACGAATATCGACGCGACCAGCAAGGTACGCATCGTAGGCATTTGCCCGTTTGACATAGGATTCGGCACGAGGTTCGCGGGACAGGGCAACAAACGTGTCAGGTAGTTCGAATGGTGTGCTTGAGTTATTGTTTGTTTCCAATGACTTAGTGCGTAACAGGGGGTGGATACCAGTGTCTTTGCGTATCCTAAATCCTGTTCGCCCACGAACCCCACAGTCTGCATGGAAGCAGAACCATAAACGTTCACCCCCTGTGTCCGAAACACTGAAGGTATTTTTCTTGCCACACGCAGGGCAGTCCATCCGTAGACGACCTTCCGGTGCGATTGACAAATCAGTAACGTAGTCTTTTAGCCAAACTGTCATGGGCTATCTCCTATGACCCGACAACTACAGAACCACAAAAGTTGTGTCAAGTACATTTTTCGTTTGACAAACGCTTGACAGACATGTTACGCAATACGAACACTGACCCTATAGGGAAACCCTATTATGAAGATACCTAATAAAATTAACCCTATAGCTAAACTATTAAGGGACAAGAAGTATCAGAAACAAGTTGTCCCCAATAAGAGGAAAGACAAGTTAGATAAACTGGCAAAGAAGGAACTTAACAATGCCAAGACCAAACAAGATACTTGAACCCACCAAGACATACAACCTACTGATGAAGGAACAGCAGTATGATATC